AGGGGTAGCCCTAGGAAAGCCTGGAGACCCCTAGTTTCCTAAGGGGTCTTCTGTAAGAGGTTTTACTTAGGAGACGGGGGATGAAGGAAGGGATAGTCCTAGGATCTCCTCAGAACGTCGCAGGAGACGTCAGGAGTCCTAAGGGACATCCCATGCCTGCAACTTCCTCAGCCTTGCAATCCTGCCGCGGGAAGGTAAATCTGCAAGGTTACTCAGGAAGTTAGGGGCAGGGGAGGGAAGATCCCGAAGGTGGGAACATCGAAGTAGTCCCGCCGCAGGATACTTCCCTCTTGTAGGATCAACACCTTAGCCTGCCCCACCTTGGGCACCACGACCTACATGCCCGGGGGTGGTTCCCACCAGTCACGCATACGTCCTTGGAATCCCCCCGAGGGACTAGGCCCGAGGCCCATATCCCAAGCGTGCTGGATCAGCACAACGAGGGCCTGGAGTTTCGCAGCGCGTAGCTCGGGCTGGGTCTCGTCTGGAAGGGGTACTGCCTGGTACAGATCGACCAGGGCGTCGAACAGGGTTGGGGCTCCCATCAGTAGCACACCGTCTGGTTGTGGAAGTGCGTGCAGGAGAAGGGCCGGGGGTGAGCCTGCCTCATCATCTGCTGGTGCATCTGCATCCGCTGGTTCATGAGCATCTGCTGCATCGTCCAGTCCATCTGCTGCTCGGCGGTCTGGGATCTGAGCTTGAAGGGCGTGCCGGGGATCGGAATCCCGGGCCTCCCGTCGTCAGCGTACTGCGGGTTGCTCACGCAGCCAACGAGCAGGAAGGCCGCGAGCATCGCGAGGAAGGTCTTGGTCATGGTGTTTTCTCCGTAGTGCAAGTATCACAGCAGATCGATTGCCGACCTGAGGTTCGCGGGTGCCACCTTGGCATACTTCATGGTCTGGTTGATGGTGGCATGCCCCATCAGGTCCGCGATGGAGCGTAGGTCGGCCCCCTTCTGGACAAGCCAGGAGCCGAAGCTGTGCCTGAGGATATACGGCACCCACATGGGGTCATCCACCTTGCCCAGGTGCTCCCTGACCAGTTCCCAGTACCGGGCGAACTGCTCATAGCGGAAGGTGAAGAGCTTGCCGCCCTGGGCATTGGCGACCAGATGGTTGATGACGCTCCGGATCTCCTGGGCTATCGGAATGGTCCGCGCCTTCCCAGTCTTGGTGCCGTGTACCGACAGGTACTCCTCGGTGACGTCCGCCACCGTGAGACGTAGGGCCTCGCCCGGCCTCATCCCCGTGTAGGCCAGGACGAGAACGAACAGGGCATAGTCCATCTTCTCCCAGGAGACGAGGGTATCCACGATCTGCTGCACTTGCTCCCGCGTCAGAAAGCCAATGCGGGACTCGGTCTGCCCGATTTTCTTGATCCTCGGGAGCCGCTGAATGTAGCCACATTCATGGGCGTACCGGAGCGCATAGCGGAGAACCGTCAAGCGCCGAGTGATCGAGGAGCCCTTGAGCCCCCTATTCAGCTCCCGGGCGACGTAGCCGTCGATCATCTCACGCCCTATGTCCGAGAGCGGGGTGTCGTGCCCGAAGTACTCCCGCAGGGCTTCACTCGTATTGCGAGCCGTCGCCTTGGCCTTGGACAGCGAGTAGTGGTTTTTCCACAACAGGTCGAGCAGGCGACCGAAGGTCATGGCCTTGGCCCGCTTGTGGTTGACCTCCTCGGCCTTTGAGGCGAGAAGGGCAGGGTTACGCCGGACCTGGCGCTCCCGATCCTCGGCCTCCTTGCGGGAGGCGAAGGATTCGCGGATACGCCGCCCGGCAAGAGAGGCAGGATGGTCAACCTGCCACATATTGCCACGCTGGCGGATGGTCATAAGGTCTCCTATAGGGCAGTGAGTTGGGAGAAGAACCGCTTCCCCTTCGGGGTCATGAAGACCATCTTGTAGCGCCGGTCCTTCGGGCCGGGCAGACGGCGAGCAGGTAGTCGTCGATCATAGGGTTACGTCCTAGTTACGGTACAGATACAACCCAACCACGACTGAGATCAGGCAGAGTAGGACGAGGTCAAAGGGTACGAGAGTCATGATCACCTCGGTGTTGCACGGCTACAACAGTCGTGCGTGTGAGATTGTACGTCTAGGGGTTGCTGGGGACAACAGGCCGCTGCCCGTAGCGCGTCCAGGCCTCGCCAGCGGCCTTAGCTGCGTCGAGCGTCTGGAAGGTGTAGGGGTGTGGCGTGAGGCCACAGCCTTTGTACCAGCACAGCAGGATGACAACCTTGCCCCGGTCCTCGACGGTAGCCCAGCGGTCAGCCCCTTGCGGTTGGTAGTGCGAGATCCCGAAGAAGGGAGGGGACCACGTCGGTGTAGGCGTACCCTCGCGCTTCTCTAAGTGGTCGGGGTGCTCACCGCAGCCACCGCAGTAGTACCTGTCTGGATACGCTTCTGGCCGATCCAGCTCGGCGGGGACTTTCTCCCTGTCGTTCGCCTTAAACCAGCCCATCAGCAGCTCTTCGACGTTGTCGCTCCCGCACAGCGGGCAGTGGTATGTGGAGTGTGTCATGTAGGTCTCCGGTTGTGTGTGAGTGTGAGTGTCCATGTGAGCCCCCGGTGACCCAGGGGCTCAGGTTGACCCCCATGCCCTAGTAGCCGTTGACCAACCAAGCATCGGTCATGTAGTGGGCCTGGTCCCTGGTCAGGTCGAACAGGGCGCGAGCTGCCTTGTCCTGCGCCTCACGGGAGCGATGGACCCAATCGACGCAGTACTCACGAGCGAGGGCCTGCGACAGCTGACTGGCGACCGCCTTGGTGACCTGACCCGCTGCGATGGCCTCGCGCCATGCGGTGACTACCAAGCATCCGACGTAGTACGTGCGGTAGAAGGCGACGTCCTTGTACTGCCAGTGCTTGTAGAGGTCGAGCTGGCGACGACGGTAGATGGTACGGGGACGGGGCGGCATCCGGCCTTCGGGGGAGCATCCGATAAGGTGGATGCGCCAATTGCCGGAGGGGAGTTGCTCCTGCTCGATCAGGAGGAAAGCACCGATCTGGTTGGTGAACTTCATTGTGGGTCTCCGGATTCCTCCAACAGGGCCAGAAGCTTCGGTATGGCGTTGGGCATTGTCTAGGCCTCCATCATGTTCATGTAGTCGGGGTCAAACCACTGATCCACCGTGGCATACAGCCAGGCCTCCTCGTGGCCCATGCCTTCTTCCTCGATCAGGGAGCGGTAGCAGTCCAGAAGCGCCAGGAAGGCCTCAGGGCCTTCAGCAGCGGGTAGGGTATAGAACGAAGCGTCGTGTGGGATGGTCACGGGGCAATCCTCAAGGTCGTGATTGTGCGGTTGAGGAACGCGGCTCGACTCAGGCCTTCCTGCCAGAAGCAGGCGAATGGGCCGGAGTACCGTCGTCCCGTGTGGTTGTGTAGGGAGGACCAACTAATGTCGATCATGGGGCAAGCCGCGCTCTGGTAGGTAGCGGCGGGGTACTGATGTAGTACCAACCTCCGATGAGGTTGGATTGTGCCCAATGCCGCCCATACGACGCCGTTTGACCGGCGAGGGCAGCCTGGACGCGGGCTGGTGTGGTCCGGGCGGTCTGGTTGATGTGGCGCATCACGCGGACATTGTGGGCGCAGCGGGCTGCATAGAGGGCGACTGATGCATAGAACACGTTCCTTCTCCTATCAGGTAGGGATACCGTGTTAGCTGCCCCTCCGAGCAGCTAAGGCTGTAGCCCTGTTAGTCGATTTAGCGATACCAACGCATCATTTCCGCCCCTTCCAGGGGAAGCCGGTTCCCCTCAGGGCACGCCCGAGAACCTGCCAGTACCGCTTGTGGCGGCGGAGAGGTGGAAGGTTGGTGATCAGATGGTTGTAGTAACGGTGAGCCTCGGGGCTTAAGTAGATGCCGCCGAAGTAGTTCAGGTTGGTTCTCATCGCACGATCTCCACTGTATTAATCAAGAGCCTCTATTTTGTTGAGGTAATCCTCCACGTCGGACTCGGTCAGCCACCCGAGCACGTCACGGAACTGGTTTCTTCGAGCGTGGGTCACGCCGTAGACGCCATCGTTAGTGAGGGGGGTTGCGGAGCAGAGCTGGCCGTTCCTGAGGACGGCAAGCTCGAACAGGTTGTGTTCCCCCCCATAGGAGGAGGGCGTACGTACCACGCTAGCACCGTATCCGTTGGGGAATTCGACGCACGCGATGATGCCCGTAGGGAACACTCTGTGTTGCTTAAAATGAAGATCTGTAAATTTCATATTCATGCCCTCCAGGGCACCTCAGTCAAAAGATAGCGGACGTAGTACCTAAGGTCGTGATCTTCGGCGGCCTGTTCCCAGTACCAGTCCGCGTCCTGCTCGCAGCCCCGCCGTGCGGCGTCTTTGTGCTGTTTGAGCGACCGGAGTTCATGGCGACGGTATTTGATGGTCTCGAGGGCTGCGGCTGCGTAGTACACGGTCAACCTCCGAAGAATCGTGCGATAAGGATGAGTGGTGAGACTAGGACGAGTGGGTACAGGGTCGCCCGCCATATGAGACAGACGACCTCTGCTAGGTCACGACCTAAAAGCCGACAGGTTCGTGTTGGTGGACGATATGAATTGGTCACCGTGTGTCCTCTAGTTCCAGTGGAGCTACATGTGCACTGGTGCGAGTGCTAGTGCTGGGAAAGGTGGACGTTAACGATACCGTTCTTGAAGCACCCGGCCTTGCAGGTCGCGCAGTGTCCTTTGATGTGGGCGTGAGTCTTTGGACACTTGAACATACGACGTCCGGTACTGGGGTTGTGGGTCAGGGTCTCATCGCCGAAGAACATGATTGAGGACGCATCCAACGCGGACCAATCTTCGGGCGTGTTAGACGGGTCCAGGCTTGCGAGCACGCGGATGTTGCTATAACGCTCAACCAGATCTTGCACTCGAGCCCACAGTACGGCATTGCGCCATGCGCGGGTCGGGACCCACCAGATGGTTCCTGGTGTGGCGCGTAGGATGTTTTCCACCCGGGTGACATCAGTGTGGTTTGAGAAGGCCTCGCCGCGGGTCATAAGACGCGCCCGCTTTGTTTGTTTCCTCTTGCGTGATAGTGCGACGGCCAAACCTTGGGCATCGTTGTCTGCCCAAGCGGATTCATTGCGGGCGTCTTTGCCGTGCATCGCGGGATACGCAGCAAAGAGCTTGTTGTTAAAACAGTGAGTATCACAGTAGGAAGTGCGATGTACGCAAGAGGATGAGATGCGGCGGTCGAGAGCAAACATGCCGATATCGGCGCAGTGGCGAAGGACGGTAGCGAGTGTGGTCTGTTTCATGGTGTGTACCTCACGATTGGTGTGGTGTGTGGTGTGAACAGTAGACAGCCCACTAGCGAACTAATGGGCTTTCGACTGTTCCGCGTTTGTCGCAAAGGTTGCTGTTATGCCATTGCAGCCAGCTTCCCAAACGCGGATAAGGTCAGGTCTTAGTCATCTCCGGTAGCCTTTCGGCCTTCCGCCCCCGTCCCCGTCGTCGTCTCAGTACGCTAACCGGATGGAGGGCCCCGTGAAGGGGTCATGCATTCCCTGCGGCCTCGTGATCCTACCCGGCCTGTCGGGGCTAGCCTGCGCTGCCGCTCGGGTAGAGGGGGAGCGTGCGGTTCGAGCCGGTCTCGCCCTCACTTCCAATGATAGGAAGGTTCCCTGGGATGTCAAGGTTGCAGGGATGGGAATACCGGCGCTCTTATAGTGTGTGGGTGTGTTAGGTAAGCTGTTGAGTTCTAAGGGTTTGTCTGCGTGTACAGATGAGATTGCCACCCTACCCCATTGAAACGAAAACTGTGGTAGAAAAGCGACACCTGGTATGCATACAGTACCCGCGAACCTTCTGCGAGCCCCACGAATCCTCGTTCTAGGCCAGTGCATCCACCTATAGGATATAGAATGTCTTACTTATCAGCGACTTAGGCTAGACGTGACGTGGGTGTGTGACATGTAGGTGTGTGACGTGTGGGTGTGGTGTGCCTAGGGGTGTCAGGCCTCGCAGCGGCCCCACGGGGGTCCGCAGAGCGCCCGATTCAAAAAGAAGGGCTAAAGCCCTGTTGTTGTTGTTTTTGTTGTTAGTGCGCAACAGAAGATGTGGTTTTTTTCCGACAGCTTCCCAGCCCCCCATGGCCCCTCCTAAGCCCCTCTCCTTAGGACACCCCATGCCTTTCCTGGGAAAGGTGGTCGCCCCTCTCCTTAGGACACCCCATGCCTTTCCTGGGAAAGGTGGTCGCCCCTAATAGAGCACTGCCCCTATCTATATAAGGGCCGATGCTCCATTAAGACCTTCGACTCAGAGGATTACCATGCCATCCCCAGTACCCCCGACCATCCTCCCACCGAAGAAGCAACGCACCGTGGGGCATGGATCGCAGCGTAGAAAAGCCTCAGGCCGACCCAAGTACGTCCCACCAGAGCGGCGACGGAACGTGGATTGGCCTGTGGTGACCCAAGCCGAGAAGGGAGCACGCGACCCATTCGGGAAGTTCGGGATCACGCAAGAAGAGGCCGCAAGACGCTCCAATGCGATCCAAGCGACGTACCCGAAGTGGTATCGCTCCGACGCGCAGCGCAAGGCCCGGGTGGGCAAGAAGCATTGGAAAACGACCGAGTTCCATGACTGGCTGTGGCGCTTCACGATATCCCACGGCAAGAACCGGCTCCCAAAGGACCACTTCCTCAGGGAGTTCGGTATCACCATCGACCCCTTTCAAGTCATGAAGTCCCTGCACAAGAATGCGGGGTTGACCAAGAAGGAGACTGTTCAGTGGGAAGAGGTTATGGCTGAGATGGAGGCCTATCGAGAGCAGCAGGAAAGACTAGTGGAGCCTAAGCCGGAGCCTGAGCCCAAACCCAAGCGTCCCCGGGGGAGACCTCGGAAGAATCAACTATCGCCCCCGGAGTAACCCATGGCAATCGAATCTGCCCAATTCATCGCTGACCTGAATGCTGCCCTCCCCGGAAAGACTGACTGGATCTCGGAGGGAGACGACCACCTTCGGCTCTTGAAGGCTGTGCTGCTGAACACCCTGATCAATGCTGAAGAGCCCCTGGACCTCGCTTACGTGGCCCGAGCCCTACCCCCTATCGGTTCCATCATCATGTTCGCGGAGGACACCCCTCCGGATGGGTGGGTGCTGTGTGATGGGGCTACTCATGACCGGAGTGATGGTCAGGGCACCATTACGGTTCCGGATCTGCGAGACAAGTTCATTGCGGCGGCGGGTGTGGAGTACACCCATGCGGACCTCATTGGGGCTGACACCAAGGTGGTGACCTCGACCAATGCGGGGTCGCATGGGCATACCGGCACCGTAGGACTCGGGGGTGCCCATAGCCACTCGGGCGTTACCGGGTCCACGTCGCTCACCATCGCCCAACTCCCTGCCCACAATCACGGAGGGGGGAATCACACTCACCAAGCCACGGATTACGTGTACGGTGGGGCTGACCGGGAGAACAACACCGGCAGTGTCTCGGTGGGCTATCTGAACCCGGTCGCCACCACCAAGGTATCCGGAGCTTCCGGAAACATCGCGAACCTCGAGGGGAGCAACCAGGGCCACTCTCACATCATCAATGAGCACGCGGGCCACGCTCACTCCCTGTCCGCCGAAGCGGCAGGAGAGCACGCCCACAACATCACCGTGGATGTTCGCCCTCGGGCCTACGTCCTCACCTTCATCTGCAAGATCTAATCGGAGAAGCACCATGGCACAGACCAAGAAGTCCTCGTCCTCGACCAAGACCCCGGCCAAGCCCCAGAAGCGCCCGAGCCACACGGGGTTCGCGATCAACGACACGATCAAGAAGATCAAGGATCGGAAGAAGATGCTCCAAGATCTGTGAGTTATAGCTGACCTGTAGAAAAACACAGTAGACAATGTGAGGACAGGACCATGCCGAATCTCAAGATCCGGGGGTTTGGGGGCGTCGGTCTGATCAAAGACCTCCCGGCCTCTGACATCCCACCGAATGCGTGGACCACAGCGAACAACGTCCGCTTCAATGACCAGTACGTCGAGCGTTCGGGCATCTTCAAGGATCTGGGTGTGGACCTCTCCGAGCTGGTCGAAGATCCCGCCCACATGGATCAGTTCGTTGTGGGGACTACCCGCGACGACCTGATCATCGTGGGCCGGGATAACTCCATCTTTCGGTGGAACACCGCTACCAAGGCCATGTCGGATGTGACTCCGACCTCTGAAGACTGGTCCGACACGCCAACCGATTACCCGGTCTACTCGGCCATGGTTGCGGGCGGGCACACCATCACGTCCAAGGCCGGGTGGCCTGTTGGGCTGCGTCCGGATGACACCGAGTACTCCCCCTTGATGGACTCCAACGACACGTACAAGGAGTCCCACTGGCGCTGTATGGCGATCTGGCAAGACCGGGTGATCGTGGCGAACGGCTCCAAGACGGGGGTTGGCTCCTGGCCCTACCGCGTCATGTGGTCCGATCCGGTCCAGAACGGGCAGCTCGCGACCGGGTGGGCTGTGGATGACCCGCTTGCCACGGCAGGATGGGTGGATCTCTCGGGACTGGACTCGGAGATCTTGGACATCAGTGTCCTCGAGGACATCCTGATCGTCTACACCCGCAACGGGGCCATCCGGATGTGGGACTCTGGTGGGTCCGAGATCTTCGCGAACCAGAAGACCTCCATGAAGGACGGCGTCATCTCGTCCAAATGTGTCGCGACCATCCCAAACATGGGGCACTTTATCGTCGGCAACTTCGGGTTCTACCTCTTCAATGGCACGACGGTCCACCAGATCGGGCAAGACAAGGTGGATACGTGGTTCCGGCGTATGGTGGATCTGGAAAAGCGGGACTATATCCGTGTCCACGCGGACTATTCCGCAACCGAGATGTGGGTCATGTTTCCCTCGATGGATGCTGATGCCCGCTGGCAGGACACGCCCTACGCGAACCAGGCCTTGGTCTGGAACTGGTCGAACGATACCTGGGCTACCCGGGACATCCCCAACGTCACGTCCGCTACGGCCATCTTCTTCAAGCCCAGTCAGCCGCCTTGGGATACGCTGGGTCCAGAGCTGCTCGAGGGCGGGACCGGAAGCTACTTTACGAACTGGTTTCATGACGATCCAACGCCCCGGTACATCACCGACCCGAAGAAATCATGGGAGGTGGACGAGTGGGCGGGAAAGAAGATCATCATCCGAGACTACAAAGGAAAGGGGGAGTACACGACCAGCGTCGTCTCAAACACCGCAAACCGGCTCTACATCGCTGACAAGGCTACCCGGATCTACAACACGATCATCGACGGGAAGTACGTGTGGGTAGGTCAGTGGGTTACGGGACAGACCCCTCAGTACGAAATCTACAACACGGATGAGGAGATCTCGGCAGCGAATGTGTCGTGGGCGGATACCGGGGGCACCTGGGCTGACTCGAATCAACAGCTCCGACATCTCCCGATCTTCATGAGTGGCTCCTCCGACGACTTCACCGAGCCCCAAGCTCTGGTGTATGACAGCTTCGCGAGCGGTAGTTTGATTACCCTTCCAGAGCGAAATGCACTCTATGCGAAGTTGGAGAAGATCGGGGAGGATGGGGACCAAATCGGTGTTCCGATCTCGGCGCATATCTTCCTCACGGAGTTCATTCCGCAGGGGTCGGCGCTTCCAGGGGAAATCTTCAAGGTCTCTCTCGGCAGCTCCCTGGTTCCCGACAACAACTACTCTTGGTCGGAAGCTTACGAGTTCGATCCTGGGGTAGATCGTTGGGTGAATGGGCGGAAAGCAGGACGCTATGTCGGGTGGCGAATTGAGTCTGAAGGATTCAACCAGCTCAAACTATCCGGTGCTGATGTGAACATTGAGATCTTGGCGAATAGGTGATCCTATGCCTACACCGTACTACCCGCCCCGACCGTATCAACCGAAAGCGGTCTTTCGCCGGGGGGAGGACTTTATCCGGTTGCTCAATAAGGAGTTTCTTGGGCTTTCCGAAGACCTGCAAAGGTATGCAGCCCCTACGTTCCAGATATCCACACTGACCGCGGCAGAGCTTCATGCGTATGGGGATGGGGTGGGTGGGGGTGTCATCCCGGTCTCCCAGAATGATCCGTGTGCGGCGGGGAGCTGGCTATTTCCCCGGTCAATGGTGCCGAACAGCCCACTGTTTGCGGCTATTCGGTATGCGCGTGATGGGAATGGTGTCGGGAACTTCAACTGGAAGATGGACTACGAGATCGCCCGCATCAACGACGTTCCCGTGAGCGGCTCGATCAGCAACAACCAAGTCTGGTCTGATGTCTGCCAGGATACCGGAACCAGTGGGAAGCATTTGGTAACGCTCTTGGGACCGGTCTGGGTTGATGGGACAGCGCTGGACCCCCTCGTGACCTTCGCGTTCGGTCGGTCTAACACGGGTGGGCTGGATACCGCTGTGAAGTCAGCCACCTTCTATGCGCTCTCGTTCATTTATCTGGATCAGGTCCGGGGCACCCGGTATCCACAGCCGTTGGTCCCTGACCTAGGGGTGTAGTATGAAGCGTGTGCTCCCAGAGCTATCGTGCCCCGACTATACGTTCTTCGCAGAGGACGTGATGGGCCGCACCTTCTGCCACGTCACCATGCACAACTGGACTCCTGGGGTCGCGAAACGCTTCTACCGGGAGTTCCAGGCATGGTTCGACACGCTGGGACAGCCGGTGTTCACGGCACACTATGAGGATCAGGGCGACATCCATCTCAAGTTCCTCAAACGCATCGGTGGCATCCCCATTGCGGAGGTGCATGACTTCAGCGGACGCCCGTGCGTCCTTTACGCAAAGGTGAAATGACCATGGGCTTCAATTTCGGCAGCAGCTCCCAAAAATCCTCTTCCTCGTCCAGTTCTGGTCCTTGGGGGCCGCAGCGTCCCTACATCGAGAAAGCATTCTCTGAGGCTGACCGGATCTACGGGGATCAGCAGAACCAACAGAACCCCTACCAGGGCCTCCAGACCCCGAAACAGGCCCTACCCAACCAGTGGCAGCTCCAGGGCGCACAGGCCGGGGCCAATTATGCCGGTGGGGCCATGCAAGACCCCTATGCACTGGCGCGGGGCTACAACAACATCGCAGAGCGCGAGAACAGCCAGTACAACATGTACGCGGACATGGCTCAGGGGCTCTACAACCGGGGTGTCGGGGACATCGTGAAGGATGCGGGGACCGTGGCGACCTCTCCGTACATGGAGAACGCAATCAACTCGTCCTGGGATAATGCCCGGCGCTCCTTCGACATGGCCCTGAACGGTGCCGGTGGCATCAACCACAACGCTTCGCGCTCTGGCAACCTGAACAGCTCTCGGGCTGGCATCGCGGAAGGCCTCGCTGAGGCCGAATCTGTCCGGCAGGGTATGGAAGCCGAGAATGCCATGCGTCTGGGGGCCTATAACAAGGGGATGGACGTCTCTCTGGCTGAGCGCGGGATGGATCAGGGCGTCATGGGGTCGCTCCGACGTGATCCTAGCCGCGCCGATGTCGAGGGCCTGCTCTCGAATGATGCCCGCATGGGTAACATGATCGGCCTAATGCAGGGGTCGGGTGACTACCAGCAGCGGCTCGAGTCGGCCCCGCTCCAGAACATCTGGGACTTTTACACCCAGTCGCAGCAAGACCCCTGGGCGGGTCTCAACAGCTACTATGGGATCGTGGGTGGCAATAACTGGGGCCAGGAAGCGACGTCCAAGAGTCGTGGCTCGGGCTCGAGTCAAGGCTTCAACTTCTCCCTGTGAGGATGATGATGGACCTACAAGAACTCATGCCGTATCTCAATCTCCGGGGCACCTACGACGCTCCGAGCGGGAAGCTCAATCCGTGGACCTTTCAGCAGTGGCAGGGTGTGGAGGGTGCCACGGACCTCAACGAAGACACAAATCGGATGCTGTACAAATACTACCTGAACGGGCTGAATCCGGTTCAGCTCGGGGCTGGTGGTGCTGGTGGTGCTGGTGGTGCTGGTGGCGCTTCTGGGGATGGCTCCCAGCTCCAGCAAAGCGGTCTGGCGGATAACCCATTCATCAAGACCATGATGGACCAGTACAAGGCCATCCAGGGCAACGTCACCAACGCCAAGCCGATCCCACAGCCCCCGCTGCCGAAGTGGAGAAATCCATGGGGCGGTGGTAGCCCTTACGCTGCATAGCTGATGCAAACACAAACCCCAGGAGACTCTCAATGTCGCTGCTTGATTTCTTCTCTTCTCTCACGGATCGCGGTAAGGGGGTTCTGGGCGACATCTGGAATGCTCCGTCTGTGGGTGAGGGTATTGGCCGCACCGCGAAGCACATCGGCCAGGGGTGGTACGACCTCGTTGGGATGGGCGCTGAGGGAGCTGGGAGCTTCCTGGGGGACGTCGGGAAGGGCTTCATGGGGTCTCCTGGGGCTCCCGGGGCTCCCGGGATGCCCAGCTCTCCGGTAGCCACCCCTCCCTTCGCCCCTCCGACCTGGGACGCTCTACCCAAGGGCCATGACCTGTCCGCTCCGTGGGATTGGATGAACCAGAACCCATTCCCCAATAAGCCGGATGCCCCCGCCCAGGAGCCGACCAACGTAACCCCCATGGAGGCCGCGATGGAGTCCGGAGCTGTGGCCCCGGGCACTGCCGGTGACCCGGCCCTCGGCCCGCAGAACCAGGGTCCGATGCCGGGCCTCCAGCCGCAGCGGAAGTGGGACCCCTTCGACAGCCTGCTCATCGCGGGCGGGGACTTTTATCGGGGAGGGAAGGACTTCAACCCTGGGGTCAAGTTCAACCCGATCCAAACCGCGAAGGACTTCTTCTCGACGCAGGCCCCCGAGGGAGACCAGATGAAACGTCGTGTCAAGCAGCCCAGCGTCAGTGGGGGCCAGCTCGGGGCTATCTTGGATCTGATTGCGGGTCCGGAGTCGGCGGGAAACTACAACGCCGTCTACAGCAAAGCCAACAGTGATGTTGACCTGTCCAAGATGAGCCTAGGTGAGATCAAGGAGTACCAAAAGACCCTACTCAAGCAGAATGGCGGATCGGCCATTGGTCGTTACCAGTTCATCCCGAAGACGCTCCAGGCTGTCCAAAAGCGGATGGGTCTGGACGACAGCACGCCCTTCACTCCCGAGCTACAGGACCAGATGGCTACAGAGCTGTTGAAGGATGCCGGGTACGAGAAGTTCACGGCGGGTGGGCTTCCGGAGGAGCAGTTTGCCAACAATCTCTCCAAGATCTGGGCGGGCCTGCCAAAGGATGCTTCCGGCAAGAGCTACTACGATGGGGTGGCAGGTAACAAGGCACACGTCCCTTACGAGGATGTACTCGAGGCCCTATCGAGGGCTCGGCAGGAGACCCCGACGCAGCAGTCCCAGGCCCAGATGCAGCCTGCTGTTGCAGCTCTGCCACAAGCGGATGGCGAGATCAATGATCCGCTGGCCTTCCTCAAAGAGAACCGCATGTCCAGGGCCATGGCTCGACGGGGTACGGGTGGTCTCCTCGGCTCGATTGCCCAGCTTGCGACCGGGTATGACGATACCGGCTTCTCCACGGAGGAGCAGATGATCATCAATGCCCTCCAGGCCAAGGCGAAGTCCGGTGGCGGGGGTCAGTGGGCTCGGCTGAATGACGGCACCCTCTACAACACCGCAACCGGAGAGTTCCGGGGAGCGGGGGATACGGGAGGCATGGGCGGCGGGATGACTCCCAAAGAAGCCGAAACGCAGCGTAAGATGGCTGCGGAACTGCCCCATGCCTTCGAGGGCGTGGCGAACGTCCGCAACCTCCTGAAAGAGGCCAAGGCTCTTAATGCAACCGGGCCTGTACGCGGGAGTGCGCCCTACCAGTTGTACGACCGGATGACGGCTGGGATGGATACCGAATCGGATGCTCGCACCCGGGTACGTCAAGGGCTGAATATGGTCGGGGTGGAGTCTACCCTGGAGGGTCTCAGCAAGATCGGCGGCTCGGACACGGAGCGGGAGTTCCAGTGGCTCCGCGAGATCGAGGTTAACTCGTCAATGACCGATGGTGAGATCGAGTCTTGGCTGACGAACTTCGAGCGTAAGTTCGACAAGAGTCTCGCCGCTCTGCGCTCCAAGGGGATTTTGACGCCGCAACTCGAGGAGCAGATTCGGGCTCAGTTTGAGCTAGGGCCTACGTCTGCCGCCGACAAGAAGGCCGATGAGTACCTCTACTGAATTATAGCTGACCAGTAGAAAAAGACGCCGAATCATAGACAGGTAACACGGCTCCCCCTCTCGGTGTTCCTAGGGCACCGGGGCGGGGGAGTTCTTCTTTAGAGAATGGACAGTAGAGGCCCCTCATGCATAGCGTAGAACAGCTTCGGCTCGGCATCGAGCGGGCCACTGCCGTAGGAGACCAGCAGTCTGCGGACATCCTTCGGGGACGGCTCAAGCAACATCCCGATGCGATCTTCGAGGGCTACGGGCGTGCCGTCGCTGACGGGAATGATGAGGCAGCCCTCGACCTGCGGTCCCGCTATGACCAACACTACGGGCCGATCAATCGAGATACGTTGGCGGGTCACAAGCTCTGGAATCAGGATTCGAGCACACTCTTCTCGGTGCTCAATGGGCGGCTCCCCGAGAGTCCCGAAGAGGCGACCGAGTGGGGCAAGAGCTTCATGTCGAAGCTCTCGACCGGAGAGGTCACCCCGGTTCAGACCATCCAGAAGGCTGTGAAGGGTGAGCTGGGGCCTGCCGGTGGGCGGGCTCTGCTCGGGATGCTCGAGACCTGGGGCAAGACCCCGACCTTCTCTGGCGAAGGCTTTGTCGAGGGTGTGAAGAACGTCTTCAACCCGATGGAGTCCCCGACCACCTATGCCGTCCCGGGTGCTGGAAAGGCGGTGGGCTTCCTGGCGAAGCTGGGCGGCAAGCAGGCTGTGTCTGAGGCCCTCCGCAAGCAACTGCTCAAGAAGGGACTGAAAGAGGGCACTCAGCAGGCCCTCGAGAAGGATCTGGTCGAGAAGGGTGTCACCACTACTGCTACCCGGCAGCTCGGCAAGAACGTCGCCACCGCGGGGGCCATGGCCGCGCCCTACGGCACCTTGGGGGCCATGACTGACCAGTCCGCCGAGATGGCGGCTGGAGAGCGTCCTCAGGGCCAGTGGGATGAGGGGGCCATCGCGGGCCAGACGGCGCTTGCCGGGGCCATGGGCGCAGCCATCGGTATGCCTCTGGCTGGGCTTGGGGCTCGCGGCACCCGGCGTCAGATCACGCGAGGCACCAAGATCGGCAAGGAGTTCGATAGCGCCGGTCGCCTTGATACCGCGCTCTCGCTACAGCGACAGGCCGCTGAGGCCTCGGGCAATGACGCCCTGGCCCGGGAAATGATCGAGCTGGAGAAGCGATTCGCCAACGGGACCGCTACCAGTGAGGACGTCATCAGGGCCTCTCAGATCGGGCGGGAAGCTCGGGCAGCGAAAGGGAGCCCGCGGTGGGATGCCTCGGTGGGTGCCACCGCTGCCCAGCTCTCCAAGGGCAACATCAAGACTCTCCTCAGGGAGCTGAAGCGCGGGCGGAAGGCGGGCGAGATCACGTCTGCCGACTACCACCGGGCGGTGGAGGCCCTGGAGGCGTCTACCAAGACCAAGGGGTTCAGCCCCCATGAGACCCTGGCCGAGATCCAGGCCCGCGCTACGGGGAAGACTAGGGCCGCTCTGGACGCTGCCATGGAGGTCGGTCAGACGCAGTCCGAGCTGGCGAAGACCAAGAACATCTACCAGCAACGCTCGAAGGTGCGGGAGTTCCTAGACCAGCCCTCGGTACAGACGGTGGCGGACTTCACTCCGTTCCTGTCCCCGATCAACCGCATTCTCAAGATGGCCGAGCCGATCCTAGCCAAGCACTTCCCGGCTGGGGAACAGGTCCAGGGCCGGATGGCTGCTCGGGCGAATGCGGAGGAGATGGCGAAGCAGTTCGGCTTCAAGAACCTTAGCGCCAATGCGGCGGCTGGGGACGTGACCGACCTGGCCCGGATTGCCAGAACCCGGCGACAGCTCGGGGACATCCTCAGTCGTGAGGACGCCACCCAACAGGCCAAGCAGGAAGCGAAAGAGGCCAAGGCGCGATCCAAGGCTGTGGGTCCGGATGGTAATACGGATGAAGCGTTCGACATGTTCCGGGCCGAGATGCGGCGGAACCCTAAGGCCGAGCGCGAAACGAAGCATGGCGGCATCCAGGCAGAATGGGCTGTGCGTGGGGGTCTCGACCGTAATGCGGTCATCGCGGGCCTCCGCATCCTCGAGAAGCAGGGCTTCCTGGGCAATCCAGGCCTCATTCGCAAGTTCCGTGAGGCCTATGCCGCCAACCTCAATACCCGCAAGATGAAGGGGCTGGGTGGCGCGGAGGCCTTCTACCGCATCCAAGACCGGCTTAACAAGCTGGCGGGTGAGGGGGTCGTTAGCCGCATGTCCCCGGAGGCTCAGGCTGGGTTCAGGCAGAACCTCCAATCGAAGGTGAAGGGGAAGCATCGGATTCGGCCCCAGGTCTTCCAGAAGGTCAACCGACGTTCTGGACATGCTGGTGTCGGGCGCAAACGTGCGGCAGAGTGGGATGCCATCCAGACTGCCGCAAAAAGTCGCGCTGCCAGGCGCAGGGCGCGGGAAGCTGCTCGCTTCAAGCCCATGGTGGCTACGTCTGGCCGGGGTGCGTCGTATACCCCCACTACACAGTCGTCTCGAACTGCCCCCCTCGAGGGCGAGGTCATCCCACGGGTCAACCCCATGGGTCGCCCTATTCCGCCTCGGCCCCCCATCACCGGGGAGTCGGAGCGCATCATCGAAGGTGTCCCGCCCTGGGACCAGCAAGGGCCGGTGAGGCAATGGGCCTCAGAAGCCCCTAGGGGCCTCCCTCAGCCGTTGAGGCCGCAGGGCATTACGGAGGAACTGCTAAGGCAAGCCGGGGGCGCACAGGGCCGCCCAGCCGGTCCTCCGAGCCCTTTCCCGCCTAGGGCACCAAGCCCACCCCCGCTGCCCCAGCACAAGGACGTGCTATCGCGGGATCAACGCATCGCACAGCTCCAAGGTCGTGACAAGCTGTCCCCCGAGCAGCTCGCTCGGATCAAGACTGCCCTCAAGAGTATTGGACGTGAGACTGACGATGAGCCCCCGATGCACGCGGGGGAGCGGGAGATCCACGACGAGCTGGCCCGTGAGGATATGGTCGCGGAGTTCCGCGATCTGATGCGGGCGCAGGAGAAGCGTGGCGGCTCCAAGGAGTTCCAGACGGTACGGAAGGCGGTGGATGACCAGCTGATCGAGATCAGGGCGTTGTTCCCCCGGCAGAACAGTCCGGAAATGCGGATGGTGGATACCCTGTACGCGGCTCGAGATCGGATCGACGGATCGCTTCTGTCGGAAGCCAACAAGGTGCAGGAGATGAAGGATCTGTGGAAGCGGCTGCATCTCTTGCAGGCTGACTTAAAGGCCCGCATGGGGAAGCAGAGCGCACCCGCAGAGCCCCCGCCCGTGCCGATGTCTACCTCGCCCAAGGTGAAGGTGAAGGTTAAGCCGACGCCCAAGCCCAAGGTGAGGCCGGAAGCAGCTCCGAAGGTGGCGACCCCACCGCCCCCAGCCGAGACAGCAACCGGGCGGCAGATCCCGCAGGTTGAGGCCCTGGCTGAACGTGTCGCGGCCACCAACGCCCGCGTCAAGGAGAAGGGCGCGGCCATCCAGAAGGCATGGGACGGACGTCGGCCACTCACTGACAAAGAGTTGGTCGCGGCCATCAGGCAGGAAAGCACGTCCGTAGCGCCCACTGGTAAGCCCCCGGCCTCGATGAGTGTCCGTGAGCTGAAAGCCGAGATCGATGCGCTGAACAAGCAGGCTGACCTATCCCTGGCCGATGCCAAGAGGCTGGGCTTGCTGAAACGCACGCTGAAAGAGAAACAGTAGTCCCACTCATGGGACAGTGGCCCCCCCGGGATGACCGGGGGGCCTTCCTTGGAGGTTCTCCTATGACCGATGAGACTGATATCCCAGATCCGGTGGAGGAGGAGCCACAGCTCCCGGCCCCGGTGGTTGATCCCCGTAGAGTGCTGGTATCTCCCGAGCTATTCGACCGGAGGGTGATGACCCTCAAGCCAGAGCTTCGCCGCGAGCTGGGAATCAAACTGAATCCCCTGGTCGTGATGGAGCAGATGTTGGTGGCGGGAATGCTCGATGTGTCCCAGGTCATTGATGTGTGCAAGCACATGTCGAAGTTCACCCACTCCAGCGCAGCCATTCGAGCCGCGAAGAACAAGGGGGGTGGTAAAGGCCCTGAGGACTGGGTACGCGCACTCGAGAATCAGGGGATGACCTTTGACAATGACACCGGAGAGATCTACGAAGGCGACGGCTGATCCGCCCAAGCGGAGAGGACGACCACCCAAGCCGAAAGCTCCGAGTCCAGCAGACCTTGAGAAGGTAGAAGCGGCTGTCCATGCTCGCCTTGGGGCCGACTTTTCATTCTTTGCGGAGCTGGCTCTAAAGATCCGTACCAAGGACGGGCGGGTCATTCCATTCAAGCTGAATAAGGCCCAGGAGTACGTCAACGGGCTTGTCGAGAAGGATCTCAAGTCCCGGGGCTACTTCCGTGGGCTCATCCTCAAAGGACGTCAGCAGGGCATGTCCACCTATGTGGGTGGGCGGCTCTACTCCAAGACGACCCGGCGCACCGGGGCACAGGCCATCGTGGTCGCCCACGTCTCGGACAGCACTCGAATGTTGTTCGACATGACTCAGCGATTCCATGAGCAGACCCCCGACTGGTTGCGTCCGGAAACCAAGTACGCATCTCGTAACGAACTCTTTTTCAACAAGCTGGACTCCCGCTACATCGTCGGTACGGCGGGGTCCAAGGGCCTCGGGCGCGGCGGCACGTTCCAGTTCGCGCATCTATCAGAAGTGGCTTGACACACTAGGTCACTCTAAATCCTGTGAATTGCTGGGAAGCCTCATTGAGGTAATCAGCAGCCAAGCCCCGAAAGGGGAAGGTTCAGAGACTATCCCGAAAGGGAGTACACCCAAGCGGGTGGAAGCGCAGGACACCCGAAAGGGTGAAGATATAGTCCGTTCTCATTGGCGACAATGAGCAGTCTCCGTGCTACCCAACTATGGGGGCACACAATGAACTACCAACAGATCCACGACCGCATCGTGGCGTACGCCCGCCAGCGTAATTGGCGGCATCGTCGTTATCACCGGACGGGTGTTTCGCCCCAACGGTATGTCGAAGCACATCATGTCATTCCGCGATCTGCGGGCGGCATGGATAACGACAGCAACGTGATTGTTGTCACACCGAAAGAGCACTACGTTCTCCATCATCTTCTTGTCAAGATCAACCCGACCAGAAATAACTGGTATGGGCTGGCTGCGATGAGATGTACCCGTGGGGGGCGGAAACTCAGCGCATCTCAAGCTGATGTCGCAAGGGACGCTATGTCCCAGGCGCGGCGTGGTAAACTTACCACAGATCAGTTAGAGAAACAGCGCGCAGTCCATCTGGGGGGCAAAAGGCCCCAAGAAACGTGCGAGCGTATTTCGGCCAGCAAGGTCGGGCAGACCCCCTGGAACAAGGGAAAAGAAATGTCCGAGCAGCACCGAGCAGCTATGCGTGTCCCCAAAACTCTCACTTATGCAACTTGTCCGCATTGTGGGAAGGTT